ACGCAATGCTCTCGATGGGCGGTGTGCCACGAGTACCGGCACCGACCAAAGACCGACGCAAAGGCCGCGCTGAAGTAGCACTCTGGGTCATGGGCGACTGGCAAGGCTCAAAAGTCACCACCAGCTACAACTCAGAGATCATGCGCAAGCGTGTCCTTGAGTTCACAGACCGAGCAATCGCCATCACCGAGATTCAACGCAGTCACCACCCGGTGCGCGAATGCTACATCGCCTTCACAGGCGACATGGTCGAAGGACTCTGGAACTACCCTGGACAAGCGTGGGAGATTGACTCCACACTGTTCGAGCAATACGTCAACGTGTCGCGCCTGGTTATCGACGTAGTGCGTGTAGCCCTAGCAAACTATGAGCACGTCACCATCGTGCCCGAATGGGGAAATCATGGTCGCATCGGATCTAAACGCGACGGCATACCACGCTCAGACAACGTAGACCGCATGTGCTACGAACTCGCGCGCCAACTACTCCAGGATGAAAAGCGCCTCACCTTCCAAGAATCACCAGAGGACATCCAGCGCCTCGAGATAGGCAACTACCGCGCTATCGTGCTACACGGTGACGAAGTTGGACGTAACGGCTTCGCGAGCCCTACAGCCATCGTTACGCACGTTGCCAAGTGGAAGTCCGGCTCATACCCTTGGGCATTCCGCGACGCATACATCGGGCATTACCACACACACGCTGAATGGGCTCTACCAGACGGACTCGGTGCCGTCTACCAGACCGGCTCAACGGAATCAGATAACCGATACGCTGGAATAACAATGGCAGCCTCAGCAACACCAAGTCAACGCCTGCACTTCATCGACCCAGACAAAGGCCGAGTGACTGCAGCTTACAAAGTTTGGTTGGACTAATGGAACTCATCATCATCATCGGCCTCGTCATCATTCCAGCAATCGTGCTCAAAACAGTCGATGCCATCGCACGCATGCAAAACTTCGACGGACTGGAATACTTGGACAATGATGAAAATTGGTAGCCTCTTCAGCGGATACGGAGGCCTCGACATGGCAGTCGCAGAACACTACCAAGCCGAAGTCGCATGGCATTGCGAATGGGACGATGCACCCAGCAAAATCCTCGCCAAACACTACCCAGACATTCCAAACTATAGAGATGTCACACAAGTCGACTTCAGCCAAGTGGAACAAGTCGACATCCTCACAGGAGGATTCCCATGCCAAGACCTATCAGTCGCAGGCAAAAGAGCAGGACTCAAAGATGGCACCCGGTCAGGGCTGTGGTCAGAGTTCGCTCGAGCAATCAAAACAATACAACCTAGATTGGTAATCATTGAGAATGTTCGTGGACTACTATCAGCAGAGGCACATTGCGACTTGGAACATTGCCCGATGTGTATGGGAGACAAACCAAATGAACCTCCTATGCGAGCACTCGGTGCTGTTCTCGGAGACTTGGCCTCCCTCGGGTATGATGCTCGATGGACAAGCGTACGAGCTGCCGATGCCAACGCTCCACACAGCCGATTCAGAGTGTTCATTGTTGCCAACCGCAACAACACAAGATAACTCAGGCAAATGCCGAGACCATGGCGGTGACCTACTACATGACCTCACATGCGGATGCTCGAGAGCAGACCGCAAAGCCAAACTCTTGCCAACACCAACCGCAGTCGAAGGCACAAAAGGCATGACCTCAACACCAGAACACCGCAAAGCAACCGGGCATCAAATCATGCTCAGTAACCACGCACCACAACTAACCACCTCATGGGGACGATTCCAGCCAGCAATCAGACGATGGGAACAAACCATCAACAGGCCAGCACCAGCACCAACCAAACCCGATGGCAAAGATGGCAACCACCGACTATCCCCCGAGTTCACAGAGTGGATGATGGGACTACCACAAGGATGGGTCACAGACTGTGGACTAACTCGCAATGAACAACTCAAAGCATGTGGCAATGGAGTAGTACCACAACAAGCACTCCTCGCATTGCAGCTGTTGGATGTGAAACCATGAGCGACTGGCATGATTCAGCCGAATGGCGCAAAGCAAGAGCCTATGCCAAGACTGTGCTCGAACCAATCTGCGCTGCCTGCGGTAAACACCTTGACGGCCGAGACTGGACGATAGACCACATCGTGCCACCTGGCAATGGTGAACCAAACCACGACATCAGCAACCTGCAATCCATGTGCAACCGATGCAATGGCAAGAAGCAGGACAAGACCTTGAGCCGAATCACCTGGCTCAACGATCGCTGGTTCTAGCCCCCCCCTCTAGACCAGCCACAGACCCCCGATGCACTCGATGCTCGGGGGTTTTGTGCGTTCAAAATGCCCGACCCTTTTTTCTGTGAGTGAGATTTCACCCCGCGCAGCCTCGCTTCTGTGCAAAAATGGGTTAGATTATTTGAATAAGCATGAATGGAGAATCAAATGATTGAAGAAGCTTTGAAAACCTGGTTGATTGAATGTGAGTTGACTAGTGAATCGGCAGTGTTATCACTTATAGCCCTCCGTTTGGCTCGCGAGTTTGACGAAAAGCCACACACGTCAACTGCAGCTGAACTTCGCAAGACCATCCTCGAGATCTCGCGCCAGTTGAACGGCTCCGCGCCAGAGTTTGACCCTCTGGCCGAAATGCTGAAAAGGTAATGCAACTTCCAGCCCGGTTCACCCCTCCGCTATCGACAGACTTCTTGACCGATGGCGACCGGCTCATTGACTTGGTGGAACTGTGTTGGGTTACGCCCGAGACGGACACACCGCTCAAGCTTGACGATTGGCAAAAGTGGTTGTTCCGAGCCATGCTAGAGCGTTACCCTGATGACCACCCTGAACACCCTGGCGAACTTCGGTACCGCCAGATTGTAGTTTCAATGGGCAGGCAGAACGGCAAGTCGGTTGTTGGCGGTGCGCTGGCTCTTGAGGCTTTGGCGTTCCGTCGAGGCGATTGCTTGTCCCTGGCATCGTCGCGCGAACAAGCATCCATCATCTTTTTGCGCGTCAAGCACGTCATCGACTCAACACGCTGGCTGGCTAAACGCTTCAAGAAAACGACCGAGACTCGTGGCATTGCAAAGATTGACGGTTCTGGCCGTTACAAAGTTAGCCCTGCTGCTGAAGGCGCGTTGCAGGGTATTACCATCGGTGGCCGGTGCATTCTCGATGAAGGTCACCTAGCCAAGCGTGGAATCTGGACTGCAGCACTCAAGGGAACCGCCGCGGTGGCTGGTGCGCAAGTTGTCATGATTACTACAGCAGGCGACCAAGATTCACAGACTTTGCTTGACCTGTATCTTTCAGCTGAGAAAGCCATTGCTGGCGACAAGAACCTGGAACGCTTTGGCGCGTTTATCTGGGAAGCACCACAAGGCTCGAGTATCGCCGACCCTGAAGCAATCAAGGCAGCGAATCCTGCGGTCGAGTGTGGCCGTATTCCTATCGACCGAGTGCTTGGCGACATTCTCACTCAGCCTGAGCATGAGGTGCGCCGATACACGCTCAATCAGTTCATTAGTGGATCTCGCGAAACTTGGTTGCCAGGCGAACTGTTCGTGAAGGCGGCAGGTTCTGGCATCACCGACATGGATGGCGCGGTGCTTGGCATCGACGTGACACGCAACTTTGAGAGCGCAACCATTGCAGCTGCAAAACGCAACGGTGACGACTATGAGACTGAACTGGTGGCATCGCTGGTCAACCCGACCGAGGAGCGCATCGTCGAGATGATTATGGCCATTTGTTCCAAGCACCGAATTACAGGCATTGCCCTCGATGACCGAGGTATGCATGGCTTGCATCGCAAACTCAAAGAGCGTGGCCTGCCAGTCTGGAACTTGTGGAATAAAGAAATCAACACGGCCTGCATGAACGTTTATTCAATGTTTGCCACTGGGCGCATCACTCACAACAACGATCCGTTGCTCGTACTACAGAACTCGCGCGCAGTCTCGAAGTATGTTGGCGAATATTGGCAAGTCTCACGCAAAGAGTCTGTTGGCGACATCGACGCGCTCCTAGCAACTATCTGGGCGTTGCATGTTGCGTCTGCGCAAACAATGTCGGGTGTCGGAGTATACTAGATTCGACACACCGAATACGCCTAGAAGTTTAGAATCGGTCTAAAACTCATAAGGTTGTTTTATGGCCACACTTTGGCAAAGATTGACCGGCAACGTT